AATGGTGTAACAACAGTAACATGATGTAAATATTACTAATAACATTACAATGTGTCCTACAAATGATTCTTCAGGCATCATATCTCCTCCGAGTCACTCTAATACTTTTAAGTTTTACTATAGGTTTTTCTTGATAATAATGACCATCAGGATAACCTGACCATCTCCAACCTTTATCAATACAATCTTGGCACATTGATGAATATTGACGAGCACTTTCCTCATTACATATCATACAACTATCATTTAGTGCAATAATGCGCTCTTCTACGGGTAATTGTTGCGAAGGTTGATGTCTTTTGGTGAAATAAACATATACTGTACACCCTGTTACTACGAATAGGAGTACAATTAAGAAAGTTATTAACATTCTTTTACCTTTCAGCTCATTAGAGCCGTTATTTAGTGGAGTATTTTAAGGGAAAGTACCATACTCTCCCTTGGTTATTGGTGTTATTACTTGTGTTTAGGTTTACAGCGCCATACAAGTGTAATAAACTCGTGATAGTGCCTTCTGATGAAATCCATTGCCATTAATAAAGTCCATTCATCATTTAATATCTGTCTTCTGAACTCTTTAACATTCTTGGATGTAGCGCGTTTATCTGGTGACCAATTCTTCCTATCGCCTTTTACAGCGTGCCAAGGAGATGGTTTACCACGATAAATTGTGAACTCAAATGGAATAGTCCAATGAGCTTCAATCATTTGCAAACATAATACTTTTTGCTTATCTGTTGCTTTCTTTTGTGCCATTATTATACCCTTTATTTTAATTGAAATTATTGCGTTATGTGTATTATAATATAAAACTAACTGAAGAACTGCCTGCCTACACTAATACAAGTGCAGACAGGCTTAATAATACCAACTATTCTTTAACTTGGAACATACTCATACAATCATCCAAAGGTAGTTCATCAGTTGGTTGAAATAGCGTTCTCAAGTTGATGTAAGAGAAATAGACATCTCTTGTATCTTGTTCACCATCTTCATTAACAAAAGTTTCAGTACTTGATGTTACACGATACTGTTGTATTTTGTTGTCTATTTCTTGGTCAACAACTTGATATAAGCGAGACTCTTTGAAGGTACAGTTGGTTGTAATCTCTTTATCAGGATTACGCTTTTGTGTTTCTTCCACATACTGTTCCTCAAGTGCCACCAATTCAGTACCTTCCAAGGGTTTATGGAACAAAGTCATCATTTTGAACAGGTCATCTGTTAACTTACCACGAAATACTACCTTGACCTTATTACCGTCATAAACACGCTCATACTTTTGATTGTTATCACCGGTTCTAAATTCTGCCTTTGTTCTTGTGATAAGTACACCCTTGACTTTGACCTCTTCCAAATGAGCACCTTTCTTAAACAGTTTGCTATCACCTGTATCAAGATTGACCCACTCATACATAATCACTTGGTCAACGTCTTTCTCGCCTGTAATATCTACAGCCTGTTGATTACTGATACTACTAAATGTTACAGCGTTGTTGTTATTATTATCTTTATCATTACGTTTATTCTTCATTATTACCTCTTATTATTGATTGTTATTGATTATTATTAATTGATGCACTAATATTAAAGATAATATTAACTACATCGCAGTCCGAGGGGGCCAACACACCTACCGTCGAACTTCAACTGGAGCGAGGTACGAGCCCGTGAATTTTGACGGGAGGGGTGATGTGTATATCAAGTGTACGCATTCTACAGCAATTTTTCCAAAAGTGACCTACCTCATAGGAGAGTAGCCCTAAATAGCCGTATATTACCTTATGGATAGCTTTTTTCAACGAATTGGCGTTTGGATAGTGTTTATTTGGGCTGCAGGAATGATGGCGTTTCTATTTTTTATTTTAAAATATTTAGACGGAATCGCACGAATGTTAGTATATTTTGCCGGAGGGTAGTATTTTACTTGGATATCTGGTATTTTTGTTGTATTTTTAATAGTACTTAATATAGAGTACTCTTATCTGAGTACGTATATCTAAAGTATTATTAGACACTGAGCCTATTAAGAGCTCTAGGCATTATTATACTTAGAAAAACAAAGTTCTTGTGTTCTTTATCACACCTGTTGTAAATTACAGGCGTAATAATACGCGTAAATTTACATTATAAGGAGTTAAAATGGCATCAAAAGTTAAATATACACCTACAGAGTCTGGTAATGTAGAGTTAGGCCAAGCAGGCAGTCAATATATTGCTGCTAGCCAGACTGCAGTTCTCCCCTCTAATGGTGATTTTGTCAAGATTCATGTGTTTTCATCTGGACCTTTGACTACAGTAGGGGCTGAAGCAGCCTTTCCATCATTATCGGCTGTAACAGTACCTGCAGGGACTATATTGTATGGTAGATTCACTTCTATCACTACAGGGGCTGGTATTACACTAGTAGCATATAACGGCTAAATATGCCTAAATTTGGAAAGAATTCCCGTAAGCAGCTTGCTACATGTCATCCTGACCTTCAAAAGCTATTCAATGAGGTTATAAAACACGTTGATTGTTCTGTGTTAGAAGGACACAGAGGTAAAGAAAGGCAGAATAAGGCATATGACGAAGGAAAGAGCAAAGTTCGTTTCCCTAATGGTAGGCATAATTCTAGTCCTAGTAACGCTGTTGACGTCACACCTTGGCCTATTAGATGGTCTGACCGCGAAAGACAAACTCTCTTTGCAGGGTTTTGTCTTGGGATGGCTAATCGGATGGGTATACAAATTCGGTGGGGCGGAGACTGGGACAAGGATTTTGAAGTAAACGATAATAAATTCGACGATTTTCCACATTTTGAGTTAAGGAATGTATCAAATAACGATTAACCACCGTGGTGGAGATAAGGTTCGGACATACACCGTCTACAGGCAAGATGAGGCGGACGAGGAAGGTTTGTCCTATTTGCCTTGGAAAAGGGCAGAAATAGGTGATTATGCTTTATCTGACGACGGATATGTTGCAAAAGTAATAAATAAGGCTGAATACCCCGGGAATAGGGGCTTTAGTAATATCTACATAAGATTCCCTTGGGGATACACTTTCTTTAATACCCAGTACCCAACACGCAAACTTAACGCGCAAGGGCGTAAAACCAACACAACTATGTCTGGGAAGCCTTATATCGATGTTAAGATGAAATCTCAGAAGTATCGCAACTTTGCCATGACATACGCAATGTGTAATATGCAGGCTGATTTAGCCATAGATGTATGTTTTGGAGCAGTAGATGATAGAGAAAGACGTAAATACCGTCGAACAATTAGAACGGAGGCATTTAAAAATATGGTTAGAGAAGAGCTGTCAAGCCTTTTAACTGAGCATGGAATGACTGAGGACTATACTTTAGACCTCTTAGAGCAAACTATTACCAAAGCTAAGGATAAAGGCGATATAACCAACCTTATGCGTGCTATTGAGAATCTTCAAGATATGCACGGTATGAAGGATAAACACCTTGTTAAGACTACTGATAAGCTAGAAGCTACCAGTTCAGTTAAACTTATCGATGAATTAAGAGAGGAGGAGCAAAAGCTTGTCGCTACGCGTACCACTCTGGAAGAGGCTCCAGAGGATGATAAAGAGGAAAAGGAAGAATAGTTGGATTATGAAGAGAAATATGCCCAGCAGCAAGCATTAAAGAAGCTCTATAACAATATGGGCCTTTTTGGCCGTCATTGTTTTCCTACTGCCCTCAATAAAGATACACCCCCATTCCACGTAGACTTATACGCATCCTTAAGAGATGAATCAAAAAGGCGTGTAGCAATAGCTGCACCGCGTGGTACTGCTAAAAGTACTACTACTTCTTTGATTTTTCCTCTTCATAAGGTGGCATTTAAGAAGAGTGATGAAGATTTATTTATCGTAATCATCTCTGAATCGCAGGCTCAATCAATAAATTTCCTGAGCCGCATTAAATACCACCTTTCCATGTCTAAGCAATATAGGGATATCTTTGGAGATATGGGTCCAAGCACTGCTAGGAGGTGGACTAATAATGATATTATACTCGGTAATGGTACTCGTATTATTGCAGTTGGTACTGGACAGAGGGTTAGGGGGTTTATTGAAGGAGATACCCGTCCAAATCTAATAATAGTGGACGATTTTGAATCCGAATTAAACGCGGCAACTTTAGAGGCTCGGGCTAAGAATCGTAAATGGATGACGGAAGCTGTCATACCATCTCTCTCAGATGACGGCAAGATAGTAATGATTGGGACGGTTATCTCTGAAGATTGTTTTCTATATTGGGTCAAGGGCTCAGAGGCGTGGCATGTGCAATGGTATGCTATTTGGGATGAAGACGAGAAGAGTATATGGCCTGAAAGGTTCCCCAAGGAAAGAATCCTTCAAATAAAGGGTGAATTCGAATCGGTTGGTAATGCTAATGGCTTTTACCAAGAATATATGAATATAGCTCAATCTCCCGATTCTGCGCCATTTAAGCCTGAATGGATAAAATTACACCATTATGACTATGAGCATCGTAATGGTCAAAACATATTAACTCGAAAGGTAGGCGATGAAGAAACGATTATCCCGATTGACGTATATTGTGGGGTTGACCCTGCTAGTTCTTTATCACTTCGTGCTGATTTCTTTGTTATCGCTACTATCGGGGTTGACTACGATAACAATAAATACGTACTCGAAATGTTCAGGAAGCGTATCTCGCCTGCGGAACAACCTCAAGCCATTATTGACACGTTTAAAAAGTTCCATCCTAGGAGAATGAAGATTGAAACTACAGGATATCAGGAAGCTTTAAGAACAGCTGTTAGGGAGATAATGAGAGTAGAGGCACTATATATCCCCGGTTTGGAGGCTGGTGTGAAACCCCGTACGCGTAAGAGCGAAAGATTGATGTCTTTAGTTCCTATGTTCGCAAAAGAGCAGTTTCATTTTAGACCTGAAGATTTAGCAGGACAGCAAGAGTTTCTATCATATCCCAAGGGGAAACATGATGATATTATGGATGCTATTTGGACAGCTCTCGACGGGCATAAGCCATCTAGGAACAAAGATTATGACGACAAAGATAAAAAAGATACTGATAGAAAAATAATCCTTGATTGGATGACCATGTGAGTTGTAAATTATAGCAATGGCAAACTCCACAAAACCGTCTGTTGTAGACGAAACTAAAGATTTATATAATATATACAAGCAACGGCGTCATACTTGGGCCAAGCAAGCCAAAGAAGACCGTGAGTTCAGACTCGGTCGTCAATGGACAAAAGCTCAGGCTGATGCGCTAGAAGCGCGTGGACAAGCTCCTATTGTCATAAATAGGATACACCCCGCAGTTGAAACGGCAAAAGCAATGCTTACAGCTAATCGCCCGTCCTTTCGCTGCTCTCCTCGAGAAGATTCTGATAGAAAAGTCGCTAATGTTCTTAGCGCTTTACTAGCATATTCTTATGATATATCGGATGGGCGCAATGTTGTACGTGAGGCGGTTGATGATTACTATGTAACTGGCCTCGGTTATGTCATGGCCTACCAAGACCCATCTGCTGATGATGGCAAGGGTGAGGTAAAAATAACAGATATAGACCCAATGGACGTCTTCGTAGACCCGAACGCGCGTCATAGGTTTTTTGACGACGCAGAGAATATTATCGTCTCACGTCAATTTACACGAGAACAGGCTATCAAGCTTTATCCTATGTATGCTTCTAAGATTAAGAATGCTGGAGGAAGCTATAATGATGATAGACCTATTACATCGAGGAAAGATAGTGGGGAGGTTCAATTTCCAGAAGATGTTGGTATGGTTCCTGAGAAGGATTACATTCGTGGATATGAACGATATTACAAAATGGACGTTGAGAAGTACCGTACTTTTGAACGATGGTCTAGAAAAGAAGAGCTTTTAGATGAGGATGACTACTTAGGTGAATATATAGTTAGACCGGCTTGGATAATTAACGGGCAAATTGTTACAGATTCTATATCAGCAGCTCAGCTAGTAGAGATGAATAAACAAAAAGCTCAACAAGCTCATCAGCAAAAAGTTCAGCAGATGATAAATGATGGCTATGACCCAGAAACAATTCCCCCTCCAGAGACGATGGAGCCACAAGTGGAAGAGATAACCTTTGGTGACTTAATCCAAAGAGGAGAGATTGAAGTTGTACAAGTTATGGTACGTAGAGTATGTCAAGTATTCGTTATGGGTGACAAACTTTTATACAAAAGGGTTCTTCCTTGTGAGAATTACCCTATAGTGCCACTTGTAAATATACATACAAGAACTCCTTATCCTACGTCTGATATACGTATGGTTAAAGGGGTGCAAGAATATATAAATAAAACACGTTCTTTAATTATTGCACACGCCACAACTAGTACTAATACTAAAATATTGGTGCCTGAAGGTAGCGTGGATATGAGTGAATTTGAACAAAAGTGGGCTCAACCCGGAGTTGCCATTCCTTATGACCCTACTGATGGACCTCCTGTCGCAGTACAGCCAAGTCCACTTCCAAATGAGCTCTACAATAATGAGCAAACAGCTAAATCTGACATTGACCACGCTTTAGGTCTCTATGAGATGATGATGGGCAATACTCAAGCAGCGCCTCAAACTTATAAGGCAACCATTTCGCTAGACGAGTTTGGTCAAAGGAAAATCAAATCAAAGCTGGCTGATATCGAATCAGCGCTCACAAGGGTTGGACAGGTTGCCATATCTTTAATGCAGCAGTTATATACTACTGAAAAGATATTTAGAGTGGTTCAACCAAATAATTCAATGTCGGAATATGTCATTAATAAACGTCTTGTAGATGACAAGGAGCAAGAAATCAAAGTTATTAATGATATGACAATCGGAAAGTATGACGTTATTGTTGTTGCAGGTTCTACCTTACCAAGCAATCGTTATGCCGA